AGTTTGGCGGCGTGCAGTTCGACACGCTTCAGGACATGCAGGTGATCCTGAGCGTTTCGCTGCGGCGCGACGCCGATGTGCCGCGCGATCCGCGCGTCGCGTTTGAAACGCCGGTCGAACTGGCGTGGCGCGGGCGGCGCTACGCGATGTTGGCGGCCGACATTTCGGCGGGCGGCATGAAGCTGCGCGGTGCGTGCAACGTGGCGGTGGGCATGCCGGTCGAACTGCGGCTGGAAGCGGTGCAAGAGGTGCTGGCCGGCACGACCTGCTGGGCGCGGGGCGACCTGATCGGCATCCGGTTCACGCGGATGCTGACACACGCGCAAATGGCGGCGATCCTGGCCGGAGATCACAACATAACCAAATAGGATAAAAACATCTGTCCTACAGCCTTACGCTGCGTCTAAGGGACTTGCCATGACGACGACAGCGGGTCCGGCGGGGGATTGCGGCATGATTAACGGTGTAGATGATCCGCGGCGCAGAGGGCGCGCGGCGGCGGGATGGACCAAGCGGCACCGCACGGCGTTCTTCGAAGCGCTGGCGATGAGCGGCAACGTTTCGCACGCGGCGCAGGCGGTGGGGCGCACGCATGGCTCGGCCTATGCGCTGCGGCTGCGCGACGGGACGTTCGCGGAACGCTGGGAGGCCGCGCTGCTGAGCGCTTATGCCCGGCTGGAGGAGAAATTGCTGTCGCAGGCTATCGGCTATGCGCCGCTCGACGCGGGCGAGGGCGCGCGGTTCGATGCCGCGCTGGCGCTCAAGATGCTGGCCCACCATCAGGCGCGCACGCAGGTGGCATCGGGCAAGCCGCGCGCCAAGGTGCAGCGCACCGCGTCGCTCGACGAGGTCGAGCGGTCGCTGACGCGCAAGCTCGCCGCGCTTGGCAAGCGTCGCGAGGTGGCGCGATGAACGGGCAGAAGTTGGTGCTGCTGGTGCGGCAGCTTGCCGCGCTGCCGGTCGGTGATCAGGCGCGCGTGATCCGCGAGCTGCCGCTTGAGGAGAAGCGCGCGCTCAACGCGGCGTGGATCGTCTGGGCGCACCGCGGGCAGTACTGCCCGGAGGGTGACTGGCGGGTGTGGCTGGTCAAGGCTGGGCGGGGTTTCGGCAAGACGCGGGCGGGTGCGGAATGGGTGAGCGAGATCGCCCGCACCAAGCCGGGGTCACGGATCGCGCTGGTCGGTGCGACGATCGAGGATGTGTCGCGCGTGATGGTGGAGGGCGACAGCGGCATCCTCTCGGTGGCGCGGCCCGACGAGAGCGTGGGCTGGCAGCGCAGCACGGGCGAGATCGCCTTTGCCTCGGGCGCTTCGGCCTATGTCTATTCGGCGGAAGCGGCGGAGAAACTGCGCGGACCGCAGCATCACGTCGCGTGGTGTGACGAGATCGCCAAGTGGCGGCACGGCGAGGCGGTGTGGGACAATCTGATGCTGGGGCTGCGGCTTGGGGACAAGCAGCAGGTGCTGGTGACGACGTCCCCGCGCGCCGTGCCGCTGCTCAGGCGGATCATGGCGAGCAAGGGGATCGTGACGACGGGCGGGCGCACGCAGGACAATCCGCATCTGGCGACGGCGTTCGTGGATGCGATCGAGCAGGCTTATGGCGGCACGCGCACCGGGCGACAGGAGATCGACGGCGAGTTGATCGAGGATCTGCCGGGTGCCTTGTGGACGCGTGCCGGGATCGAGGCGTGCCGGGTGGCGCTTGCGCCGGGGCTGGTGCGCGTGGTGGTCGGTGTCGATCCGCCGGCGGGCACGGCGAGCGGCGATGGTGATGCGTGCGGCATCGTCGCGGCGGGGCTGGGCGAGGACGGGCATGGCTATGTGATCGAGGATGCGAGCGTGGTCGGCGAAAGCCCGGAGGGCTGGGCGCGCGCGGTGGTGGCGTGCGCCGGTCGCCACGCGGCCGACCGAGTGGTGGCGGAGGTCAACCAGGGCGGGCAGATGGTGCGATCGGTGCTGGAACGGGTCGATCCGTCGCTGCCGATCGTCACCGTCAACGCGACACGCGGCAAGGCGGCGCGCGCCGAGCCGGTGTCGATCGAATATGCGCGCGGGCGGGTGCATCATGTCGGTGCGTTCCCAGGCCTGGAGGACGAGATGTGCGGGCTGATCGCGGGTGGCCGCTATCAGGGGCCGGGACGATCGCCGGACCGGGCGGATGCGATGGTGTGGGCGCTGGCGGAACTGCTGCCCGGTGCGGTGGGCCGCGCGGGCGTGCGTACTCTGTAGCTTGGCCCTATAGTTGTTATCGCGGCGCGAGCCGTTAGGAGGACTTATGGTTCCAAGGGTTTTGATCGATACGGCACAGGTGCCGGGCGGCGGCGAGATGCGGCTGGTGCAGCGCGGGGTCGACTTCTTCATCATGCTCGGCACCGAGGAACTGATGGCGAGCCGGATGAGCGGGTCGGAAGAAGCGCTCGCGACGATGGCGTGCGAGCGGGTGTCGGGGGATGCGCCGCACTTCCTGATCGGCGGCTACGGCATGGGCTTCACGCTCCGCGCGGCGCTGGCGCAGCTCGGCCCCAAGGCGCAGGTCTCGGTGGCGGAGCTGGTGCCGCAGGTGGTGGACTGGGCGCGCGGGCCGATGGCGGCGTTCACCGGTGACAGTCTCTCCGATCCGCGCGTTGCGATCATCGAGGACGATGTCGGCGCGGTGATTGCCAACGGGCGGGGGACGTACGATGCGATCCTGCTCGATGTCGACAACGGCCCGGACGGGCTGACCCGGCGCGGCAACGACCGGCTGTATTCACCGCGCGGGCTGGAGGCGGCGCGGGCGGCGCTCAGGCCCGGCGGGGTGCTGGCGATCTGGTCGGCGGCGCCGGACGTGAAGTTCGCGCGGCGGCTGCGCGAGACGGACATGGCGGTGGACGAGGTGACGATCCGCGCCCGCGCCAGCGGCAAGGGCGCGCGCCACGTGATCTGGTTCGCGAAGAAGATTTAGCGCGGCGCTGCTTTTGTAGTGCTTCCCCGGCACAGGCCGGGGACATTTACCGACGTTCCGTAACTGGACCCCGGCCTGCGCCGGGGAAGGTAGAGTCGCGTCGCTGACGCGCGCTTGAACAAGGACAACATCATGAAACTCTTCGGCTGGAAATCGGCCGGGCGCGACGTGCGTCCGGTGCTGGCGCGGCATGGCCTGTGGACGGGCGGTGGCGCAGGCGGCGAGTGGAGCGACGATTACACTGCGCAGGTGCGCAGCGGCTATTGCCACAACGCCATCGCGCAAAGGGCCGTGCGGCTGGTGTCGCAAGGACTGGCGAGCGCGCCGGTCGAGGCATCCTCGCCCGAGTTGCTCGGGCTGGTGGCGGCGCGGTCGGGTGGGCAGGCGCTGCTGGAGACGGTGGCGGCGCATCTGCTGCTGCACGGCAATGCCTATGTGCAGATCATGCTCGACCCCGCCGGCGATGTGGCGGAACTGTTCGCGCTGCGGCCCGAACGGGTGAGCGTCGAGGCGGATGCGGGCGGCTGGCCGGTGGCGTATCGCTATCGTGTGGGGGAGCGCGTGACGCGGCTGATCGCGGACGGGCCGCGCCCGGAGGTGGTGCACCTCAAGAGCTTCCACCCGCTTGACGATCATAACGGGCTTGGCTGCCTTGGCGCGGCGGCGGGGGCGATCGCGCTCCACAATGCGGCAGCGCGCTGGAACAAGGCGCTGCTCGACAATGCGGCGCGGCCATCGGGTGCGCTGGTGCATGATCCCGGCGACGGATCGGTGCTGTCGCGCGAGCAGTTCGAGCGGTTGCGGACCGAGATGGAGGCGGGCTTTGCCGGTGCCGCCAACGCCGGGCGGCCGATGCTGCTGGAGGGTGGCCTGAAGTGGCAGGCGATGAGCATGACGCCCGCCGACATGGATTTCGTCGGGCTGAAGGCGGCGGCGGCGCGCGAGATCGCGTGCAGCTTCGGGGTGCCGCCGATGCTGCTCGGCCTGCCCGGCGACGCGACCTACGCCAATTACAAGGAGGCGAGCCGGGCGCTGTGGCGGCTCGCGATCCTGCCGCTGGCGGACACGATCTTCGCCGGGCTGGTGCAGGGGCTGGCGGGCTGGTTCGACGCGCCGTGGCTGCGCGTCAACGTCGACAAGGTGACCGCGCTTGCCGAGGACCGCGAGCGGTTGTGGGCGCAGGTGAGCGCGGCGGAATTCCTCAGCGATGACGAGAAACGCGCGATGCTCGGTCTGGGCCTCGCACAGGCAGGAGGTGCGGCATGACCAAGGGTGCGGTGCTGGCGCAGTTGATGGCGCAGGGGCAGGCGGAGGGCGGCGATCTGGTGACGCTGCGCGCGATCGCCGAGGAAGCCGGTGAGTTGGGCGCGAGCCGGGCGCTGGCGCGGCTCGGGCTGGATGATGCGGGCGCGGCCAAGGACATGGCGGAGCTGCGCGAGCTGCTCGGCGCGTGGCGGGATGCCAAGCGTTCGGCGTGGAAGGCGGTGCTCGGCTGGGTGGCGCGGATCGGCGGGGCGCTGCTGCTGGCGGCGCTCGCCACGCGCTACGGCTTTTCGGACTGGGTCAAGTGACGCGCTTTGCCGGCTATGCGGCGGTGTTCGACCGCGCGGATCGCGGCGGCGACGTGGTGCGCGGCGGCGCGTTCGGCGCAGTCGGGCCGGTGCCGCTGTTGTGGCAGCATCGCGGCGCACCGGTCGGCGTGATCGAACAGGCGGGCGAGGATGCGCGCGGCCTTCGCGTGATCGGGCGGATCGACGATCCGGATCTCGCGCGGCTGGTGCGATCCGGCGCGGTGTCCGGCCTGTCGTTCGGCTACCGCGTGCAGGCGGCGACACGCGGGCGTTACCGCGAGTTGACCGCGCTCGATCTGGTTGAGGTGAGTCTGGTCGCGCAGCCGATGCAGCCGCTCGCGCGGGTCCACGCGGTCGCCTGAGCGGCACGCGAAAACACACAGGTTTTTACAGGTTCAAGCCCGGCGGCGGTGTCGTCGGGAACGGGTTTCGCATGGGAGAATGACATGATCGAAGTGAAAGCTGATGCGCTCGAGACGACTTTCTCGGGCGTCGAAATGGGCGGCGCGGTGACGCGGCCGTTGTTGAGCGGCGCGCGTGCCGGGGCGGGTGCGGCGTTCGGCGGGTTCCTGCGATCGGGCGCGAGCGTGGAGATGAAGTCGTTCACCGGCGTCTCCGGTGACAGCGGTGGTTACGCCATCCCCAAGGAGATCGACGCGGTGATCGGCGCGACGCTCGCGTCCGTCTCGCCGATCCGCAGCATCGCCAATGTCGTGCAGGTCGGCTCGGCCGGCTATCGCAAGCTGGTGACGGCGGGCGGCACGCCGTCCGGCTGGGCGAGCGAGGTGGATGCGCGACCGGCCACCGGCACGCCGACCTACTTCGAGATCGCGCCGCCGATGGGCGATCTCTACGCCAACCCGAGCGCGAGCCAGGCGATGCTCGACGATGCGCTGTTCGACGTGGAGGGCTGGCTCGCCACCGAGATCGCGCGGGAGTTCGCCCGGGCCGAGGGGGCGGCGTTCGTCAACGGATCAGGCGTGGGGCGGCCCAAGGGGTTCCTCGCCGCGCCGACGTCTTCCGCCAGCGATGCAGCGCGTGCGTTCGGTACGCTGCAATATCTGGCGAGCGGCGCGGCGGGCGATTTCGCCGCCAACCCGCAGGACCGGCTGGTCGACCTCGTGCAGAGCTTGCGCGGGCCGTACCGGCAGAACGGGACGTGGGTGATGAACTCGGCGACGCTGGCGCGGATCCGCAAGTTCAAGACCAGCGACGGCGCGTTCATCTGGACGCCGGGGCTGAGCGTGGGGCAGCCGGCGACGCTGCTCGGCTATCCGGTGATCGAGGCGGAGGACATGCCCGACATCGCCGCAGGCGCGCTGGCGATCGCATTTGGCGATTTCCGTTCGGGCTACCTCATCGCCGAGCGTGGCGAGACCGGCATCCTGCGCGATCCCTATTCGAACAAGCCGTTCGTCAATTTCTACGCAAGCAAGCGGATCGGCGGCTGCGTGAGCAATTCGGAGGCGATCAAGCTGATGAAGTTCGCGGCGAACTGATCGTTTCGGGGCGGCCTGCGGGGTCGCTCCACCCCTGAGAGGTGGACGTGGGGAGTTGGGCATGAACGACGTGACGCTTGGGGCCGGGGATCGCGCCGCCGCGCTGGCCGAGGTGAAGGCGATGCTGCGGCTGGTGAGTGTGGAGGAGGATGCCCTGATCGCCGCGCTGGCCGAGACGGCGCTGGGGCTGGCCGAGCAGTTCATCGGCGAGGTGTTGATCGCGCGCGCGGTGCGCGACGTGCTGCCGGTGAGCCGGGCGTGGCAGCGGCTGGCGTACGCGCCGGTCAGGTCGATCGACGCGGTGGCGGCCGTGGATGGCGCTGCTCTGGCGAGCGAGGCGTATGCGATCGATATCGATGCGTCCGGCGATGGCTGGGTGCGGGTGATCGATGCCGTCGGTGCGAGCCGGGTCGCGGTGACGTGTGTGGCAGGGCTCGTGGATACGTGGGGTGCGATCCCTGCAGCCGTCCGGCAGGGTGCGGTGCTGCTTGCGGCGCATCTGTTTACCGAGCGGGACGGCGCCTCGGCGGTGCCGGTGGCGGTGACGGCGCTGTGGCGACCGTTCCGGCGCATGCCGCTGGCCGCGAGTGCACGGCCATGTTGAGCGGTGTGGCGGCGCGCGGGCGCGACATTGCCGAGGCTGCACAACACCGCGCGATCGTGGAGGGGGCGGCACGATTGCAGGCGGCGTTTCCGCAAGCGGCAGTGGCGACGGAAAGCGACGCGATCGTGCTGAGTGGGCGGATCGACCCCGGGGATGCGCGGCTGCGCTGGATCGGGAGCATGCTGACATGAGCGCGGAGAGCGTGGTGCAGGCGGCGCTGCTGGCGGGCTTGCGTGGGGTGGCGGGCCTCAACGGCGTGTTCGAAGGGCCGCCGGTGAAGGCGACGCCGCCCTATGCCGAGATCGGCGAACTGCTGAGCGGCGATTGGAGCGTAAAGGATCGCGACGGGCGTGAGCTGCGGCTGGCGGTGACGGTGCGCGATGCGGGCGAGACAGCCGCGCGGGTGCAGGCGCTGGGTGATGCGGTGGGGGCGGCGAACGCGGGGCTGCCGCGCGATCTGGATGGATGGCGGGTGGCGAGCCTGGTGTTCGTACGCTCGCGGCTGCTGCGGCCGACACCGGGGCGGTGGAGCGTGATGGTCGAGTACCGGGTGCGGGTGCTGGCGGCGGACTGACGGCCACCCCGCTCGCCAGCAGGAACGGTGATTTCAACAAACACAGGAGTTAGACATGGGCGCGGAGAGCGGCAGGGCATTTCTCTTGAAGGTCGGCAATGGCGGGGCGCCGCTGGCCTTTACGACGGTCGCGGGGCTGCGCACGACGCAGTTGTCGATCAACGGCGAGATGGTGGCGATCACCTCCAAGGACTCGGGCGGGTGGCGTGAATTGCTGTCGGGTGCGGGCGTGCGATCGGTCAGCGTATCGGGGGCGGGGGTGTTCACCGGATCGGGCGCGGAGGTGCGGCTGAAGGGCAACGCGCTTGCCGGCTTGATCGACGATTACCGGCTGAGCTTCGAAAGTGGCGAGACGCTGACCGGGCGGTTCCTCGTCACGCGGCTCGATTATGCCGGCGATTACAATGGGGAGCGCAGCTACACGATCGCGCTGGAAAGCTCCGGCGCGGTGGTGCCGGCATGAGCGGCGCCAATCCGGTGCGCGGCGAGGCGGCGATCCGCGTCGCGGGCGAACAGATCGTGCTGCGGCCGACGTTCGCCGCCCTGGTCGCGGCGGAGGCGGAGTTGGGACCGCTGTTCGCCTTGGTCGAGCGCGCGGCGGCGGGGCAGCTTGGCCTGGGCGAGCTGGTCGGGCTGTTCTGGCACTGCCGCCATGCAGCCCCGCCGGCGCTCAGCCGCGAGACGTTCGGCGAAAGCATCGTCGCGGCGGGGCTCGCGGCGGCAACGCCGGTACTGCGCGTGCTGCTCTCGCAAATCCTCGGCGGGCGATGAGCCACCGGTTCGGCCCGGCGGCGGGGCGACTGGCGGGCTTGGCGGGCGTGGCGTTCGGCTGGTCGCCCGATCGGTTCTGGGCGGCGACGCCCGCCGAACTGGCGGCGCTGGTGGCGGTGCTGGCCGGGGACGAGGTTGCCCCGCCCGATGCCGCGACGATCAGGACATTGCAGGAGGCATTCCCGGATGGATGAGGAAATCGACCGGCTGGTGGTGAGCGTGCGCGCCGACACCAGCGGCTTCGCGCGCGACGTGGATACGATGCGCGCCAGTCTCGACGGGCCGCTGGCGA